ACAAAGTGAACTAGATAAATTATCGAGTCAGCTTGATATAGGAGTAGTAATAGTGGACTATCTAAATCAGGTTAAAAGACATAACGCACCAAGCCGCTCTGGTCAATACGACTGGACAGAACAGATAGAAGTAAGTAAGAAAATGAAGCTTTATGCACAGGAGTATGAGACTATGTTCTTTGCTCCATATCAAACAGACTCCACAGGAGAAGCTAGATTTGCAAAGGGTATTCTTGATGCGGCAGATGCGGCTTACTCCTTAGAGACTTGGGAGCAAGACGATGAATGTATGACATTCAACTGTGTTAAGATGAGAAGTAATGAAATGAAGAGTTTTAGTAGTGTTGTTGACTGGGAAACACTTAAAATCGGACCTCAGTCCCAAACAAATCCAAAAGAGAGAGAAGCAATGGAAAACAGTATGAAAACAGGCGAGGACGTAGACGACTTATGATATTATATACAGAAGCACAATTAAAACAAGCATATGGAAACTATTGTAGGAAACTACCTCTAATAGTACCATTACCTTCTTTAGAAGAGTTTAGAGAAATATTTGAAGATGGTTTACAATTAAATGAAATAGAAGAGTGGATAAATGATAGCAAGTAAAAACTTCCCTAGGAATGTTATGCCTCAAATAAGAAAAGGCGACTTACTTGTATCTCCTTTTGAGTTCGAAAAAGATAAAGTACCAGTAACAAGTATAATACCAGTACAAACTCAAAGAGTAGATGGACTACATGTTAAAGCCAAGAAAGGCTTTACTACAGGTAGTATAAGACCTATCATAATTGATAGAAACAATTATATTGTAAATGGTCATCATAGATATGATATAGCAAAGGAACTAGAACTAACAAAAGTAAAGGTTCTAAGAGTTGCGGCAACCATAGAAGAACTAATAGAATATTATTACGGAAAAAAGAATGACAGTTGAAGAACTATTACAAGAGCGAAAAATAACATATAAGTTATCTCCAGCAGATTGTATAGTATCATGTCTAAATCCTGAGCATGATGATAGTAATCCTAGTATGAGGATTGACAGAATAACAGGAGTATATAATTGTTTTTCTTGTGGTTATAAGGGAAACATATTTGTTCACTTTGATGCGCCTTCTAACCCTTTGGATATTAGAAGAGAGAAGATGAGAAGAAAGATAGAGGAAAAGAGATCATCTTCCGTAGGGCTGAAAATGCCTAATAATTTTATGCCTTATGTTGGTAATTGGAGAGAAATAACTCCAGAGACGTATAAAAAGTTTGATGCTTTTATACATCCCGATAAACCATTCACAGGCAGAATCTCTTTCCCAGTTAAGGACTTGACAGGAAAAATAGTAGCTTTTAATTGTAGGACTCAATCACCTACAGATATACCAAAGTATATTATACATCCCCCAAAAGCAGTACTTCCATTATTCCCTGCTCAAGTCCGCCCCATCAAAGGTAGAGTAATACTAGTTGAAGGAATCTTTGACGCATTAAATCTACATGACAAGGGGTTAGAAAATGCTGTTTGTTGTTTTGGTACAAGAAACATAGACATAGAGAAGTTAAAACTATTAAAAATGACAGGGGTAACTGGTATAGATTTATTATTTGATCCCGACGATGCGGGACAAGAAGCTGTAGGTAGAGTGATTGAGATGTGTGATATAGCAGAGATACTACACAAAAATATAAAACTACCAAGAGCATTAGGGGATGCAGGGGCATTAACAAGAAACAAAGTAAAAGAACTAAAGGAGAATTTATATGGCTAAAGTAGCACTAATAGAAAGCAAGCCCAGCCGACAAGATTATGTAAGATTATTTGGAAATGAGTTCCAATTTGAGAGGCTTGCCTTATGTTCAGATCCAACCATAAAGAAAGTACTAAAACGAGACGTAGATCTAGAGATAAACGTGGATGATTATGACTGGCTTATACTTGTGGGATCAGAATGTTTAAAATATTTTACAAAACAAAACTCAGTAACAGAATATAGCGGTAGAGTCGTTGATGATAAATTTCTACCTGTAATAAACCCAGCTATGCTTACGTTTAAACCGGAAGCGAAAAAGACTTGGGAAGAATCATCAAGTAATATTACGAAATATATTAAAGGAGAACTTAAACAACAGAAACTACAAGACGATAAAGTCTATGGAATCACAGACACGAAAGAACTCATAGAGTTCCTTCACAAAGCTTTAGAAGCTCCCTATGATTTTATAGGACTTGACTCTGAGACTACAGGATTATATCCTAGAGATGGTTATATGTTAGGTTTAAGTCTTTCATATGAGCCAGAACATGGCGCATATATCGATACAGACTGCGTCGATGAAGAAGCAGAGAAACTATTACAAAAGTTATTTAATAATAAGAGAGTAGTTTTTCATAACGCAAAATTCGACTTAGCCTTCTTTGAGTACCATTTTGGATTTGACTTTCCAAATTTTGAAGATACAATGTTACTTCATTATATGCTGGATGAGAATCCTGGCACACATGGTCTAAAACAACTCTCCCTAAAATACACTCCATATGGCGATTATGAAAAAGCCATGTACGAGTGGGTAGACGATTACTGCCGAAGAAACGGGATACTCAAAGGAAGTTTCACTTGGGATATGATTCCATTTGAAGTAATGAAATATTATGCTGCAATGGATGCAGTCTGTACATTCCTTCTTTTTCAGAAGTTCAACACCGCACTAGTAAAGAATGATAGACTTTATGGAGTCTACAGAGACATACTACTAAAAGGAACAAGATTCTTGACAGATATTCAAGACAACGGTGTGCCTTTTGATAAAGATAGACTAGAAAAATCCACAGTGCTTATGCAATATGAGATTGATAAAGCTATCAAAAACTTATACGAATTTACAGAGATAAAAACATTCGAAGCAGCACAAGGAAAAGATTTCAATCCAAATAGTACAATGCAACTAAGAGCATTATTATTTGACTATTTGGGACTACAACCAACAGGCAAGAAAACCGGCACGGGTGCGGACAGCACTGATGCGGAAGTACTAGGTCAATTGGCTGAAGAACATCCAGTACCGCAGTTAGTACTTGATATAAGACAAAAAGTTAAAATCAAGAGTACATATCTTGACAAAATTTACCCACAACTTGACAGAGACAGCAGACTTCGCACAGGTTTCAATCTACATGGCACGACTTCAGGAAGACTTTCTTCAAGTGGTAAAATGAATATGCAACAAATACCGAGAGACAATCCAATTGTAAAAGGATGTATAAGAGCTGCAGAAGGCAACAAGATAGTTGCAATGGACTTAACAACAGCTGAGGTATATTGTGCGGCTGTGCTTGCAAACGATAAGAATCTCATGGGAGTATTCCAAAGCGGTGGAAACTTTCACAGTAACATTGCGAAGTTAGTTTTCGACTTACCTTGTGATGTTGATGAAGTTGCTACACAATACAGTACTCAAAGACAGATGGCAAAAGCTGTAACCTTTGGTATTATGTACGGTGCAGGGCCGAAAAAGATCAGTGAACAAGTTACCAAAGATAGTGGTAAATACTTTAGTATGAATGAAGCAAGTGCTGTTATTAAAGATTACTTCGAACAGTTTGCAGGACTTAAGCAGTGGTTAGACGACCAGAAAAGATTTATACAAGATAATGGATTCATTTATAGCCATTTCGGAAGAAAAAGAAGACTACCAAACGTATTCTCTTCTGACAAAGGTATTGCATCTCACGAAGTAAGATCAGGTATTAATTTTCTAGTACAGTCGATCGCTTCTGATGTTAACCTTCTTGGAGCTATAGATGCTCATCAAGAGATAAAAGATCTAGGCTTACAAGAAGATATGAGAATATTTGCTCTTGTACATGACTCAGTTCTTGCAGAAGTAAAAGAAGAATATGTAGACCAGTACTCAGATATACTACTCAAAGCTATACAAAAAGACAGAGGATTAAATATTCCTAACTGTCCAATTGGATGTGACTTTGAAGTAGGAGAAGATTATTCAATGGGTAAATTCGCTAGTAAGTATGAAAATATCTGATGTTAGATTTCCAATTTATGTCGTGCATACCGATGATATTATAAATCGGGACGGCATACTTTGGTGCGAAGGCGCAGTAATAGATGATACAAATACAAAAGGCTCTAGCATAGGTGAGCGAAGATTAAAAACTCCTATGAAAAATTTATATAGTTTGAGACTCATGTTAGACAACTTTGTCGACATGTCAAAGCACAGAGGTAAGTTCTATGTAGACTCAAATGGTAAATTTTTTATATATGAGAAAAGTATAACAGCAAAATTAAAATATCACAAGATAAAAAGAATAGTACCAAAGGGAGTAGCAAGCCTACTCTACCTTCATGGGGTCGATATGCCGTTTGAGATAAAGAGATTACCTTCAAACTTTGAGCAGTACGCAGGAATACTATACATAAGGAATATTCCTAGTTATTTATATGAGCTAAGTACAGATAAGAAAAAAGATACTTGGAGAAAAGTATGAAAATAAAAATAGAAATAGACACAGAAAAAGAACAAGATCTAGAAACAGTAAAAGAACTAGTAGAAATGCTAAAAGAGATCTTGTCATGATTAAAAAATTATGGAGACTATGGGCAAAATCTCTAGGTGAAAAAGTAGGAGTATCTGACAAGGATGCGAATAGAATAGCTATGCTAAGAAGTATAATAGTATGGGTTAATTTTATTACTTGTTTTTTCATTATAGCAAATACGTTAAGGCATTGGTAGAATGAAGGCCGTATTGAGTAACAGAATATTTATGGAAGTAACAGATGCTTACCAGTTGCAACTCGACGAAGAGTTAACATATTCAATACCGCCAAGACGTCCAACAGATCCGCCTATCATTATAAAGAATATGGCAATAATCCGAAAAGGTTTAGTTACTATACCTATCGGAAGAACGGATTTGATACCAAGCGATTACGTTATAGTAGAGAAACGAGTTAATAAACCAATCGAAGGTTTTGACTTTCAGTTTACTTTACGAGATTCCCAGCAGTCGGTATATGACGACATCCAAGGCAGTGCTATAATTAACGCTTGGGTCAGTTGGGGAAAGACATTTACAGCTTTAGCTATCGCAAATAAGCTAAAACAGAAAACACTTATAGTAACACATACACTAGCGTTGCGATCTCAGTGGGAAAAAGAAGTAGAAAAAGTCTTCGGGGTCTCAGCGGGTGTGATTGGATCAGGCAAGTTTGAAATGGATAAGGATATTGTCGTGGGGAATGTACAAACTTTGTACAGAAATCAGGATAAAATCGCAAACGAGTTCGGTACTATTATTCTTGATGAAATGCATCATGTTAGTAGTCCAACTTTTACACGAATTATCGACTCAAGCAAGGCTACAAATAAAATCGGACTTACAGGTACGATGCAAAGAAAAGATGGTAGACATGTGGTTTTCAGAGATTACTTTAGTAATACAGTATATAAACCACCAAGAGAAAACTACCTTACACCTAGAGTAGAGGTTATAAAATCAGGCATACGCTTCTTAGATGGAGCAAACGTTGCCTGGGCTACTCGAATAAATGCTCTTGCATATGATTGGGAATACCAAAACATATGTGGAGTACTAGCGGCAGGTTATGCTGCAAAAGGACACAAAGTATTAGTTGTCTCTGATAGAGTTGAGTTTCTGAAAAGAGCCGCTCAATTGGTAGGTGACAATGCAGTTTGTGTAACTGGAGATGTCTCACATGAGGAACGACCAGCACTAATGAAACAAGTATTTGAAGACAAGGATGTACTCTTTGGAACTCAAAGTATATTTTCAGAAGGCATATCTTTAGATTGTCTAAGCTGTCTCGTATTGGCAACCCCAGTAAACAACGAACCCCTACTAACACAGCTTATTGGTAGAATAATAAGGCTATATGAGGGTAAACCGCAACCAGTAATTGTGGACATACACTTAGAAGGTCGAACAGCAAGAAAGCAGGCAAATGCGAGAATGGGGTACTATATGAAACAAGGCTATGAAGTTAATACAATATAGCATAGAAAAATATTTCTTGACATGGAGTTAAATTTTTGATATAATATGTTATTCTATAATTGGAAAAAGATACAAAAAGAGACCAAGGGATCTGTAAAAGATATCCTTACGGTGCTTCACATTTTAACATATAAAATGCCTCCAGTTAATAGGAACGATAGAATATTCAAATATTGGCAAAAAAGTTTTCATGGACATAGCTTCCTTGTAAACCCAGAAGCCTTGTTTATTCAAAGAAACCGATATTCAGATAGCGAGATTGCACAGTATGCAGGTATCGCATCCTTACGCAACTATTATGAATATCAAAAAACGAAAGATACCACACTAGACCTCTTCTTCTATGATGGAAGTGAGGACATAATAAAAAGAAACAGACTACTCTGGATTGAAGATGATTGTATTCATTTTAAGTTTGAAGAAGTCACATTAGGAGAACTAACATGGCATTGAGTTTTAATCAAGCTAAGGGCGAAGCCCAAAAAAGTAAAATCGATAGCTACACATATGTAGAAGGCGATAATAAAGTAAGACTAGTTGGAGACATATTACCAAGATATGTTTACTGGCTAAAAGGTGAAAACGGCAAGAATTTACCATTCGAATGTCTGTCATTCGACAGAAACACAGAATCCTTTAACAACGTAGAGAAAGATTGGGTGAGAGAATATCATCCAGAGCTGAAATGCGGTTGGAGTTATGCAATACAGTGCATACACGAAGGCAAAGTAAAAGTGCTAAACTTAAAGAAGAAACTATTAGAGCAAGTTATGGTTGCTGCTGAAGATCTTGGAGATCCAACTGATGTTACAACTGGTTGGGATGTATGCTTCAAGAGAGTTAAAACAGGCCCAATGGCTTATAATGTTGAGTATCAATTACAAGCATTAAAATGTAAGCCAAGACCTTTAACAGAAAGCGAATCTGAACTAATAACAGAACTTAAGTCTATGGATGAAGTCTTAACAAGACCTACACCAGACGCTCAAAAAGAACTTCTTGATAGACTAAGAGAAGGTGCGGCTAACTCCAAACCAGACGAGTCTATTAGCGACGAATTTGACATTAGTTAAGGAAATAATATGAAACATTTTTATAGTACAATGAAAACAGTATTGGTCGATAGAGCAACTGATTTTAATGGAAGAAGTGATAGACCTGAGTATTGGTATTTTTCACTATATGGTGGTATAATAGCAGGTTTATTCATGTTAATAGACAACTATATACTAGGATATACATTCTGGAATTGGATAGACCCTTTTTCAGAAACTAATAATGCTGGTTTATTAACAACCTCATTCTTATTACTAACTTTAGTGCAAAGTATTTCACTAGGAGTTAGAAGACTACATGACAGAGGTCATTCAGGCTGGTGGTTACTAGCAGCTTTTGTACCAATATTAAACTTTGTTGTTATTTATTGGGCAGTTAGAGCGGCAAAAGACACTCCTGAAGCTCTTTCATATGAAAACCCTTACGGAAAGGAGTAATTGTGATTCTATTTACAGCAGACTGGCATATTAAGCTAGGACAAAAGAACGTACCAATGGCTTGGGCATGCTCACGCTATAAGATGTTCTTTGACCAAATAGAGGATGCTGTACAGAACCATGATGTTACTTTACATATCATTGGCGGGGACTTGTTTGATCGAGTCCCTTCAATGGATGAACTTACTTTGTATTTTGACTTTGTTAAAAATACAAAAGTAGAAACAATTATCTATGATGGAAATCATGAAGCTACTAGAAAACACAGAACATTTTTTGATAACTTAATTAAAGTTACAACACAGTTAAATCCTCTAGTAAAGGTAATTACAGAAACAGTAGGAGAGTTTAGCAACTATGCTATACTTCCTTATGCTGATCTTCATAAAAAAGACAGTATAGAAAACATCAATTCAGAAGTACTATTTACACATGTTCGTGGCGAGATACAGCCCCATGTAGTACCTGAAGTTGATTTAGAAAGATTTGAAAAGTTTAAAGTAGTATTTTCAGGAGATCTACACTCGCACGAAAACACACAAAGAAATATAGTGTACCCTGGAAGTCCAATGACTACATCTTTTCATAGAAATATAGTAAAGACTGGATATATAGTAATAGATTCAGACACCTGGGACTGGACGTGGCATGAGTTTGACTTACCTCAGCTACTAAGAAAAACAGTTACAAGTGAAGATGAAATGGTTCAAACAGACTTTCATCATACTATCTATGAGATTGAAGGAGATGTGTCAGATTTAAGTAACATAAAAAACAGTGAGTTACTTGATAAAAAAGTCATAAAAAGAAAAACAGAAGCAACACTTATACTCGACAAGGAAATGACAATAGAAGAAGAGTTAAATGAGTATTTGAGTTACATTTTAGAATTAAATAACAGTAAAGTAAAAAATATATTAGGAGTATTTAGTGATTACGCTAAAGAAGTTGAAGTGGAATAATTGTTTTAGTTATGGTCTTGATAATGAATTAGACTTAACAGAAAGCATAGTAACTCAGTTAGTCGGTACGAACGGTGCTGGTAAATCTTCTATACCTTTGATATTGGAAGAAGTATTATTCAACAAGAATTCAAAAGGTATAAAGAAAGCAGACATCCCAAATAGAGAAGCAAACGATGGCTATAGTATTTCTCTCGACTTCCAAATAAACGAAGATGAGTACAAAATTGATGTTGTTCGCAAGGGTAATATAAAAGTAAAGTTCTATAAAAATGATGAAGATATGTCTAGTCATACAGCAACTAATACATACAAGAGCATTGAAGAAGCTATTGGTATAGATCATAAAACTTTTTCTCAAATTGTATATCAAAATACCAATGCAAGTTTACAATTCTTAACCGCTACTGATACTAATAGAAAGAGATTCCTAATAGACTTATTGCAGTTAGATAGATATGTAAAATTCTTTGAAGTATTTAAAGAAAAATCACGAGAAATATCAAGTCAAATTTCAGGTACACAAGGGAAAATCGATACAATTGAAAAGTGGTTATCAGATAATAAATTGGAAGATACATCACTACTTTCGAAAATCGATTTACCAATCTACTCGGAAGAGGATGAAAAAACTTTACGTTCATTACAAATAGAATTCCAAAATATTTCAGAAATTAACAAAAAGATTAACAAAAATAATTTTACAAAAGAACAACTAGATAGTATAAATCTGAACAAATATAAAAAAGATATAGAAACACATGGTAAAGTTACTAACACTACAAGTCTAGAAAGAGAAATAACAGTACATGAGTACAAAATAAAACAAAACAAAGCAGAGATAGCTGAATATGAAAAGCTAACAGGACAATGCCCTACTTGTAACCAGCAAATAGATGAAGATTTTGTCCAACAGAAAGTAACAGAACACAGTAACAATGTTACTAGCACAACCGAAAAGCTAGTAGTAAAACAAAAAGAACTAAAAGAAACACAAGAAACAAATATTGTAGTAACTGTTGCTAAAAGAAAAATAGAAGAGTGGGAAGATCTTTTTAGAGATTTAGATAGAACCTTACCTACTGAAGTATTACAAGCAGAAAATTTACAAAAGAAAATAACTACCCTTAGTGAAAAAATCAAAGAAGAAAGAAAGTCATTAAAAGAAGTAGTTAGTCAGAATGAACAAATAGAAAGACATAACACTCGTATTTCTATTGTAAAAGAACAACAAGATGATTTTGAAACACAACTAAGTAACCTATATAAAGGTCACAGAGAAGTACAAAATAAATTATCTAGTATAGAAGTGTTGAAGAAAGCATTTAGTACTAACGGACTACTTGCTTATAAGATAGAAAATTTAGTAAAAGATTTAGAAGAACTTACTAATGAGTATCTTGCTGAACTATCTGATGGTAGGTTTAGTTTGGAGTTTGTAGTATCAAACGATAAGTTAAATGTCTCCATAGATGACAACGGAAAGTCAGTAGAGATCCTAGCATTGAGTGCGGGAGAGTTAGCAAGAGTTAACACCTCTACTCTACTTGCTATTCGTAAACTCATGAGTAGTATTTCTAAGTCACGAATAAACGTTCTTTTCCTAGATGAAGTAACAAATGTGTTAGATGAACAGGGAAAAGAAAAACTTGTAGAGATTCTACTAAGAGAGGAAAATTTGAATACATACATAGTATCACACGGATGGACTCATCCTTTATTGTCTAAAATAGAAGTTATAAAAGAAGACAAAGTGAGTCATTTAGATGGTTAATCCAAGACAAAAAGGTAACAGAGGAGAACAACAAGTAATGTCTCTTCTAGATAGACTAACAGAAGAGAAGTGGGAACAGACTCCCGGTTCTGGTAGTGGAAAGATAAAAGGAGACTTAAGAGTTCCTGGTAAACATAATTTATTTTGTGTAGAGGTTAAGTTCTACAAGCATGTAGGATTTGATGCAAAGATATTTACACAAAAAAGTAATAACTTATTTAAATGGTGGAGTAAATTAGTAAAGCAATCACAACAGATGAAGCAAGAGCCTCTCTTAATATTTAGAGAGAATCATGGCAAATTCTTTGTTGCTACAGTAAGAGAACCAAAAAATACATTAAGATATATGCATATTGCCTGGCTAGGTGCATACGTTCTTATCGCAGAAGACTGGCTAGATAAAGAGGAGATAAAATTTACAAATGGCGATTACATTCTCAAGCCTTGGCGACCCGGCTCCGACTGGGAACTTGCTGATAGTTGATGCACTTAATATTGCATTTAGATGGAAGCACCAAGGGGTAACAGATTACAAGTATGATTACGTAAGAACAGTAGAAAGTCTAGCGAAATCATATAATGCAGGTACAATTATTATTTGTGCCGATGGCGGAAGTAGCTATAGAAAAGCTATCTTTCCCGAATATAAAGCAAATAGAAAAGAAAAATATGCAGAACAAACTGAGCAGGAAGCTAAAGAGTTCGAGATATTTATGGCAGAATTTAGTAATACTTTAACGCTACTAAAGAAAAGTCATCCAGTATTTCAATTCAAGGGAGTTGAGGCTGATGATATAGCAGCGTATATAAGTATGAACTTAGATAAGTTTAATTTTGACGAGTGTTGGATGATATCATCTGACCGAGATTGGGATTTACTTATTAATGAAAAAGTTTCAAGATTTAGTACAGTAACTCGTAAAGAGGTAACACTAGATACTTGGGACGAACACTACGACTTTGAAGTTGAAGATTATATCACCTTCAAATGTCTAACTGGCGATAAAGGGGATAATGTTCCAGGAATACCTGGAGTTGGCCCAAAGCGCGCAGTTCAATTAATGGAACAATACGGAAACGTTTTCGACATCTACGGTGCATGTCCAATAGAGGGAAAATATAAATATATAGAATCTCTTAACGAAAATGCAGAGCAACTCTTAATGAATGTGGAACTAATGGATTTAGTAACATACGCAGGAGAAGCTATTGGAGAAGAAAACAAGCAAATTATAGATTTAGGAATACAAAGGCATAGAAATGGTAAAAATTGATTTTAGTAAAGACAAACTACTTGATGAGTTCAGTAAGAAAACTCTCAAGGATAGATATCTCGTAGGAGATGAATTAAGTCCTCAAGAAGGTTTCGCCCGTGCGGCAGAAGCTTTTGCAGACGACCAAGACCACGCACAGCGTATATATGACTATGCCAGTAACTTATGGTTTATGTTTGCTACGCCCGTGTTATCAAACGGTGGAACAAAAAGAGGTCTACCGATAAGTTGTTTTCTCAATTATGTAGATGACAGCAGAGAAGGAATTACAGGACATTATACTGAGAACGCATATCTATCATCAATGGGTGGTGGAATCGGCGGCGGGTGGAGCGATGTTAGGTCACAAGGGACAAAAACGTCGAAAGGCTCTGAGTCTACAGGTGTAATTCCATTTATGAAAGTAGTAGATGCAGAAATGCTGGCATTTAGCCAAGGAGTAACTAGACGGGGTAGTTATGCTTCTTATCTACACATGAGTCACCCCGAAATAGAGGAGTTTTTAGATGTTAGAAAGCCAACTGGTGGAGATGCTAATCGTAAGTGTATTAATCTTCATCACGGTGTCGTGGTTCCAGACAAGTTCATGGAAATAATTCATAGAGCTTCACATGAAGAAGGCTTCAGTGACGACTGGGATCTCGTTGATCCGCATAGTGGAGAAGTAAAGAAAGTTGTTAGTGCAAGAACACTTTGGGTAAAGTTACTGCAAAATCGTATGGAAACGGGAGAACCATATTTGATGTTTGAAGATGCCGTACAGGCAGACTTACCTGACTTTCAACAAAGAAAAGGACTGAAAGTAAATCATTCTAATCTTTGTTCAGAGATAACTCTTGCCACGAATGAAGAAAGAACAGCAGTTTGTTGTCTTTCAAGTGTAAATTTGGAGTATTTTGATGAGTGGAAAGACCACCCAGCTTTTATACCCGACTTAATACGTTTTCTTGACAACGTTCTTACTCACTTCATTGCTAATGCTCCAGACGAGCTTGAAAGAGCTAAATATAGTGCAGAAAGAGAAAGAAGTATTGGTTTAGGCGCAATGGGTTTCCATGCCTACTTGCAAAAGAATGGTATATCTTTTGAAGGCTTAGGAGCAACAGCCACAAACATGAGAATGTTTGAACACATAAAAACTCAAGCACAAAAAGAAACAGAAAAACTTGCAGTAGAGAAAGGCGCGTGTCCAGACGATGATACATGTTCAGTAAGAAATGCTCATCTATTGGCAATCGCTCCAAATGCTTCAAGTAGTATTATTTGTGGAAACACAAGTCCAAGCATTGAGCCGTATAGAGCGAATGCTTACACACAGAAAACTAAGTCTGGTTCTTCTTTAATGAAGAATAAATTTTTAGAAGAAGTACTAGAAAAGTATGATCAGAATAATGATGCTACTTGGACAAGTATTATAACAAATAAAGGAAGCTGTCAACATTTAGAGTTCTTAACTGATGAAGAAAGAGAAGTTTTTAAAACAGCAGTGGAAATAAATCAGTCATGGGTAGTAGAACACGCGAGTATGAGACAACAGTTTGTCTGTCAATCACAAAGTGTGAATCTATTCTTCCCACCTGATGTAAACAAAGCGGATTTGCACAACATTCATATGCTAGCATGGGCAAAGAATATGAAGACTCTTTACTATTTACGAAGTGAAGCGATTAGTCGTGCGGATAATGTATCAAATAAAGTAAAAAGAGAGATAATTTTTGAGCAATCAGATTGTCTAAGTTGTGAGGGATAAATGAATTTACTAGAAGAAAGAGATTATTATAAGCCTTTTAACTATCCGTGGGCATTTGAGTTTTACAAAAAACAACAACAAATGCATTGGCTACCTGAAGAAGTACCACTACAGGATGATATAAAAGATTATAAAGAAAAACTTACACCAGCAAATAGAGCATTGGTAGATAACATCTTCCGATTCTTTACACAGGCTGATGTAGATGTATGTTGTGGGTATGCAAAGCATTACTTACCAACATTCAAACAACCAGAAATAAGAATGATGCTTGTTAGCTATGCTGCGATGGAAGCAGTACACCAAGAAGCATATTCTTTATTATTGGAAACGTTAGGAAAATCAGAAGATGAGTACAAAGCGTTTACAGAAATACAAGCAATGGCGGAGAAACACGAGTACTTAACTGATTTTAATATGAGAGATAAGTATGAGATGGCTAAAACAATGGCTGTCTATAGTGGTTTTACAGAAGGAGTACAACTATTTAGTAGTTTTGCTATTCTATTGAACTTTCCACGTCATAACTTGATGAAGGGCATGGGGCAGATTGTCACATGGTCTATAAGAGACGAAACTCTACACGTAGAGGGAATGTCTAAACTATTTCGTACATTTATACAAGAGAATCCTGAGATATGGAACGATAAGTTAAAATACGAAGTATATTGTGCAGCAGAAAGAGTAGTGGAACTAGAAGATAGATTCATTGACGTCTGCTTTGAGAATGCAGAGATTGAAGGTCTTACAGCAGCTGAAGTAAAAGAGTACATTCGTTATATTGCTGATAGAAGATTACTAGGATTAGGTATGAAAGCAATTTTTCATAGTACTGATAATCCTTTGCCTTGGCTAGACCAACAGATTAATGCCGTTGAGCATACCAACTTTTTTGAAAACCGTGCTACTGAGTATGCTAAAGCTAGTACACAGGGAAATTGGCAAGATATTTTTAAATAAAGGAGAAAATTATGTCGACAGAAAACAATCCACAAGTAACTAATGAAGAACCAGTATTAATGCTTGATGATAAAAAATATGTTATTTCTGAGCTTAGTGACGAAGCTAAATATATAGTTGCATGTTTGAACAGTTTAGGACAAAAACAACAAAACTTTCAAATGGAACTAGATCAAGTTAGAGTTGCTACAGAAGGCATGACAGCTAAATTAAAAGAAGCTGTTGAGTCTGATGGAGAAGACGAAGAAATAATACCTGAAGAGGTATAATAAAAAAGGGGCTTAACGCCCCTTTTTCTTTAAGTGTATATTCTCTGATACGCTTTTACATGACTAAAAACACCTGTATTTCTATTAAATACTAATCCCCAAATCCATATCTTATCTCTGATTGCTTTATCTGAGTAATCATAAGGAAATGTTAGTTCATTTTCATCACAAAATTCTTTAATATGTATATCACTAGAAGTTATATATAAATCGGTATGCTCACTTATTGTACCCTCTGCATTATGTATAAAAGCTAAAAACCCATTATCTCCTATTTCCGAGTCTAATCTTGGAAGTTTTTTAAATGCTTCTGAGTCTATTAAAGACAAAGCGTGTGTATCTGCTATATCTACTACTATTTTTAGTGAAGTAGTTTTAGTGGTTAGGTCAAATTTTAATCCATACCAGTTATGATATTTTGTATAAGAACAACCATAAGTAGTCTTTATATTAGAAGAAGCTTCTTCCATGTTATATAAAGATATGCTATTGTTATTGTATGGCGGTCTATTTGGAGCAAATTCAGAGATTAAATTAGTAGAGTGTGAATCTGAAGTTATATTTGAAAAGTTGTCATCTAATATTCCTTTTATTCTTTGACCCTCAGTACTATTAATATTATAATCTGTTCTACTATGAGATCCATTCATCCATACTTTATCATACATATTTGATTGTATCATCTGAACGTTACCTAGTCCTGTATTTCTATGAAAAGCATGCTTAACTTTTTTCTTATTATCTAAGTCATTATATCTATCTGCTTCCACAGTTATATATAAATTAGGATATTCTGTGTTAGTATATTTTATTTGCTCGTCATTATTAATGTATTCGTAATTTTCTGCCATTATATTATCTCTATAAAGTGAACGTCGCCACTAGTACCACCAAACCAAGTACCATAAAAAGCCCCGCCACTATTTCCTGCAACAGTCCATGACCATTTTGCATTAGCAAACCCAACACCTCCACTAGCTGTGTAAGTTGCTGCACTTCTCGACAATGTATTGTCGGGACTTCCGCTATTATCAGTTTGATTTTTATAAATATTCATAGTTGTCCATCCTGAATTAGGTGGCGAAGTTGTAGCTAAATCATCGTTAATTATAAAGTCCACAGTTCCCGTTGATACTGTACTACTACTTGCTTCACCTCGTAATCTTGTTATTGTAACTGCTCTACTATTATATGTAAGAGTAGCGTCCCCTAAAGAACCTAAAGATCCAGACGAACTAAAACCTGAGTGTGCATACCCATATCCTCCAGCAGTACCAACAGTCATAGTAGTAGTATGAAAACTTCCTGCGGCATATGTTGCTCCGTAAAAGTCAGAAAAAGAGATCTCTCCACTAGTAGGTATACTTGCTGTTACATTACTAGTAACAAAACTTCCACCTTTATAGTACTCTGAAAGCGCCACGGGTGCGCCCCCACCTGCATTGGTTCCCCCAAACTCCTCTGCGATTCCATTATTTGTACCCGAGGTTTGAACAAGTTGAAAAGTTTTTGTGCCAGTACCAGAACCTGCTGAGTTTCTCTGAGATAGAGTAAGCTCCCATATCCAAACTGTACAAGCATTAGTATTAAATTTATAATCTTTTGCTGATCTATTTAAAGTTAATCCGCCATAAGTTATTTGTTTAAAAGTATTATCAGAATCAGGTATATTTGCCCCAGATAGTGCTAATATTAAAAACTTATCTGGAGCAGTACCGTCAGGACCTTTTGATCCATCTGCCAAGCCCACAGTTACTACTGTTCTTGAAGTACTTGATCCGTCTGTATAAGTAACAGTCAAACCAGAACCCATGGCGGCCAGAGAACCAACATCAGGTCTAACATTACCACCATCGTCCCAGTCTACGCCCCAACCTACTGCGTCTTTCCAACCTGTTTGGCCTGAAGCACCTGCATTTAAGTTATACCCATATACAGGTCCTTGCCATATTGTTCTTGTTACAGTTGAAGTTTGGCCTGTATCTGGATCTTCAACTTGAAAATCCCCATCTACATCTCTACTAGTATTGGATCCCGCAGTAAAACTATCATTAATAAAATAAGTAGTATTTGCTCCTAAATCATCTAATGCTAATGCTCCGCTACTAATTATTGTCATTTTATGCCCAGATTGCTGTACAAATAGTTTGCACTAAAGCATCTTCACCGGAAACAGAAGTTGCTGCTCCCCCGTCTTCTACAAACTTATTTAAATGCACTACTTTAGTAGTTACTACTGGTAAATCTGCATCATCTGCATCATCAAAAGTATGGTTATATACTACCATTATTGATGCGTGTTTTGCATTTGCTGTATTAGCAGCGCTTGTATCTTGCGCTGGGTATACTTCCACTCTTCCTACTTTTCTTACGTTTGTTATTGCCATTATTATTCTCCTTTTGCTAGATCGTTAATTCGATCAGTTAATTTATTTATTTGTTCTTGCTGTTCTTTAACAGCTTCTATTAAGTACCCTACTAAGTTTCCATAGGCTACTGATTTAGTCTTTATTTCATCGTCACTAGTATGAACGAGCTCAGGTGCTATCTTTTCAATTTCTTGAGCTATAACTCCTGAATTTTGTATTCCGTCTTTTTCAAAACTTACACCTCTCATTTGTAGTGCTTTCTTGCCGTCTAATGTTTGTATATTGCTCTTTAGTCTTTCATCTGAGAAAGCAGTAACATCACCACTAGATGTTATAGCACCACTAGAGATAGTTCCTGCAAAGGTAGCGTTTTGTGATGAGTTTAATAATAAAGCCTGTGTACCAACTGTAAAAAACTTCATTGTTGAGCCTAATGATTCTGCTCTAAGCTCTACATTATCTCTATCTGAAGCATTTAATAAT